GACGACGAAGACCAAAGTCCAGCCATCGAGTAACGGAATGCAACAACCACGCACAAAGTGCGCGGCCTGTACATCCTATCGCCAAGCAACGGCGCGCCGGTTTCAGGAACATCACGGAAAAGACCGTGATGCCTTTACTACCGCCGTCCAAGGTTATTTAACCTCGCTTGACGATTGGAGACAACACCTACTGGTGTGTAGCAATCCTTGTACTCGACAGTGGGACAATGTCCTTCGTCGTCCAACCCCCTACCAGCGTAATTGATACCTGATAGGGCCCCAACCACCCCTTCTCTGAAGAGACGTTCGCCTCGTTGTACCGGTTCTCAAGCCGGACCGTACGGTCGTCATTTCATTTCTTCGAAGTTTAGGACTGGAAGAAAGCTTCAAAGCCCCTTTGCAGGAGCTCATCCACTCTCCCCTCGTCCGAGGGTATTGAGGATAGCACTGGGATAGAAGTAAGAAGGTTGCGCGGAGCGGCGACTGTGGCATCGAGAATTGCCACGTCGAGCGCATGAATCTGATTTTGGATTCGTTGGGCACAGAGGAATCGCTCTATCGGAAGGATCTCTTCTTGGAGAAGACCCTTTTCCGCTTTCCTCATTGTACTATACCAAGTTTTATTTACTGTTTTTGTTTTGATCCGAAGGAGATCCTCCTCGTTTAGATCCCAGTAATCCCTCCCCACTTCCTCCCTCAATTTTTCCAGTTCTTCTTCTTTTCCCTTGAAGAGAGACTCTACACCTTTACGGTATAGGGCCTTTGCCTCTTTCTGGGCCTCGGCGAAGGAACGCCTGTTGGAAAATTCCCACAAGACTGGGCCGAATTGGCTCATTCGAGTGTTTACTTCCCACCAGGTCTCCTCCTCGTCGAGGGAAAACCAGTCAGACGAAGGTTGCAGGTCGGTAACGAGATCAGAGAAGGGATCCAACGAGATGAGACGCGAAGTCTCAAATCGGTGGGTCTCCCTCAGAGCCTGGTTTAGCCATGGACTGCAGTCGAACTTCCATCTTCCAAATGGAGATGCTCTCCTGTTTTTAATTTCATTTGTCCCTTTTCCCAACAAACCCTTTTGAATCCAAGTTGCAAGACGGAGTTGTCTTTTATCGGTTCTTTGCTTAATCACACTTATTTTGTTCGGGATTCCCAGACCGCCATAAAGCTTAGGCAGATACCAGGAACAATAAGTGGGGCACATCGAGAGTAACTCTCTTTGCCTTCCAATAAAAGTAGAAATCGCCTTCTTACGAAGGTTCCACAGCTGCTTCCTCCCAAGGACCTTACCCTGAGGTCCAGGATACTCATCAGGATATCTTCCAAAGACGAACGACCGAGCTAGGTCTCCCAAGCTCTCATAGGTTCGGACGTCATCCCCCTTCGCACTACGGTCGCGAAGGAAGGAGATGTTCCAGAACGGGACATGCCTAAAGGTTTCCCCCCAAAGCATGAATAGTTCGGAGTTCATTTGTAAGAAATCCGGCGCCCAATAGCACTTACCCGGAGAGGGTTCAAGTCCTACGTGCGCCGTGAGTGAGTACCATCTCTCCTTTTCCCCCGCTGATAAGCGAAGAACACAGTCGTCACCGTTTATTCTCAAGGGAAGTTTCCGAAGTTTCGGAGAACGATCCCAAAAGGACATTCTGCAAACGGCTGCGTTCAACACACATAAGATAGGAAAGGAGAGGGGAGATCCCATCAACTGGCCATTTTCCTGAGTAAAAGATACTGCAGTAGAGAGCCAGGTGGGGTCTGTGAAATCAGGCCGATCTTCGAAAAGACGATGATTAACAAGACATTGGATACCGATATCACGGATCCAATCAGGAACCTTACAGAGAGTGCATATCTCCCGGAAACAATGTTCCGAGAAACACTTACGGATGTTATCCGTAGCACCAGAGAAGTCTCCCGAGAGGAACCATCCTTCGGTACAAGCTTCCAAGATCTTGTTCATCGCCTCCTCAGAGATCGGCTTACCAATCAGCTCGAAAGTCGGATGACTCTTCAAAACCTCCCACATAAATTGCTGAAGCTCCATCATGAGCCAATAGCAAACCTCCGGACCACACGTCACAGTTCTTACCTTTAGCGGTTCCAGGATCTGGATCGGTACTGCTGGACACCCTTCCGATAGCTCTTGAGCACATCGGTCGCGTATCCAGTTGCAGAAGCGGTCCATCTGACCCGGGTAGTGGAAAAGATCCACATAACCCCGATCAGACCTCGGTTCTACTAAAGGAATAGAATCCGTTTCCGGGCAGCGGACTCCGCTCTCAGAGAAACTCGACTTGCGCCAAGCCTCCAAGATTAGAGAGGCCGCACCACCCTTTTTACGGTTGGTGTGAAAGTGGCCGGAGAGGGAAGGAAAAGGAGATGTACCATCTCTCGATTGGAATTTCGATTTCCCAAACAACTCACGGACAGTTCGTGAAATTTCGATCAAAATCTGATCGTCACGATCAATGTCCTCTTGCACTTGGATATCGCGCAGACGGGAATGGAGTCCCTTCTGGCGATCTTCTAGGGCCTTACGGTGCTTCAACTTCGTCTCCTCTTTCAATTCCTCAGTCACAACAGGACTGCCCTTCTTCAAAAGAAGGAAAGATTGTCCCACACTGAGAGCTTCGAAGCGTTCGCGGGCGGTACCCTTGGCAAATTTCATTTTTGCTTTTTCAAGGATATTACCCACGTGCTTTCCGAAGCCCCCAGAGCCGAAAAGAACACGGCAAATGCGGGAAGGTCTTGAAAGGTGGAGAGACGGGTCAGCAGGACAGGAACTCAATGAAGAGCCCTGCACCATCGAAAGGCTGGAGCCATAGAACCACTTGAGTATTTTCTCAATTGGTGCTACTTGGTCCAAAGTCACGAAACGTGCAGCTAGTCGCGAAACGACATGGCCGCAGATCCGGAAACCGTAGGCATCACACACGCCAGTGATTAAGTGACGTGCGTGGCGGCGACAACGAGATGTCGCCACCCCCCGTTGGGGGACCTCCACAGGTCCCCCTGAAGGGGGGTTGGGTACTTCTTCCTGCGGGGAATTTACTTCCGCAGGGGGCGCTACCACCCCAGTGCACTCTTGGTCATTCATGGCCGAAAGCGCGTCGTTTGTCATACCTTCAGAGTCTGGAGGTACTTACAAAGTAATCAGTCAAGGGATTAAGACTGATCAACCAACTTTGTAAGACACGTCGGAATAACTCAATTCCGACCAATGACAAA